AGAAGGCAGGATTCTCACCGCAGTCGTGGGGCATCAACGACGGCACCACCGCCCAGGCGACCGCAACGGAGATCCAGCAGCGCGAACGCCGTACGGAGACGACCAGGTCGAAGAAGAACCTCTACGACCGCACGGTCCTCTCCCGCATGGGATCGGTGGCGCTCGAGCTCGACGGGATCCTCTTCCCCGGCAAGGGCGGCGGGCGGTACGACCTGAACGTTGTCTTTCCTGATATCTCCCGCGTCGACCCGAAAGTCGAAGCGGAAACGATCGGACTACTCAAGGTCGCTGATGCGATCTCCACGGAGACTGCGGTGCGCCGTGCAAACCCTGACTGGGAAGACTCCGCAATCGGCGAGGAGGTCGCACGGATCCAGGCCGAGCGGACCTCGCAGGCGGTCCCGGACCCGTTCACGTTCGGCCGCATCGACGAAGACGACGTCGAGTGAGCGAGCACCACTGCAAGACGTGCGGCAAACCCTATGTGGTCCCCTCGCTTGCCCGCGATTGCGAAAAGCGTCACACCGAATAACTCAAGGGAGGTGGCGTCATGGCTGAACTCTGGCCAGGCGCCACCCCCGCCGACTGGATCGACGACCTCGGCCACGCAATCGCCGAACGCTACCGCCGCATCGAAGACGCCCTCTACCAGAACCTCCGCCGTCACCTCGAACATGCACTCGACAGCCCGGACGATCTGATCGCCCGCTACCGTGCGATCCAGTCACTCCGCGAACAAGCCGAACAACTGGTGCGCACGGTACCGCCGGAAGCGCTCGCACGGCTCGCCACGCAGGAGACCGCGCTCGCGGCGTCGGCGGAGATCTCCCGCATGCTCCTCGACTTCCCCGCCTACCAAGCAATGGGAGTCCAGCAGGTGACCGCGCTCACCGCAGCAGGTGCTTACGCGGTCGCAGCCGTCGAGCTCGACCTCCGCGACAGCCTCCGGGCACTTAATGCCCGCATCCTCCGCGCCCCGGTCGACGCCTTCCAGGCGATGACCTCCCGCCACATCGGAGATCTCCTCGCCGGGTCGACCACACTGCAGTCGATGCATCGGCGGATCCTCGACGAATACCTCGCCGACGGCATCACCGGCTTCACCGACAAGAGCGGCCGGCGATGGACGATCGGCCACTACTCCGAAATGGCCACCAGAAGCGCGGCAGCACGCGCCTGGCGCGACCAATCCATCGTCTCAATGGAGACAGCCGGGATCGACACGTTCACGCCCGTGATCGGCGTGTCAGCATGCGAGGCATGCGGACAGTGGGAGGGGAAGATCCTCTCCCGCAGCGGATCCGGGCCACGTATCGTCCGGCATGCGTTCACCGCCGAACCGGTCGAGATTCACGTCGACGCAACTATCACCGAATGGCAGACCTCCGGTGCCGGGCATCCGAACTGCAGATGCGTGCACGTCCCCGGTCTCCCCGGCGGCCCTGACCCGACGAAGTACTCCACGCATGATCCGGTGAAGCAGCAGCAGCGAGAGACGCTACGCGAGTACGAGCGCGACATCCGCAACGCGAAACGCAAAAACGACGCCGAGGCGCTCGCCACGGCACGGAAGTCGCTCCGCAAGCACATCCGCGACACCGGCATTAACCGTCGCCGATTCCGTGAGCTCCTGTCGTTCGCGGACGGCCACCAGTAAGAGCACGACCAAGTGCACCAACCGCCTGAGGAGGCACCATGTCCATCAACACTTTTCGACGCCAGGGCGACCCTGTGCAGGCGGGCTGGTCGATCGGCCGCGCACCCCTCGCATTGCGCGGTATCCGTTTCGCTGACGGCGAGGGCGGCGCACCGCCTGCAGCACCTCCCTCGGCACCTCCGGCAGGGGGCCAGCCGCCCGCAGGCGACCCGAACAGCGCCGCCCCGAACCCTGCACAGCTCGCAGCGTTCTACGCAGGCCAGAGCGGCGGGCAGACTCCCCCGGCAGCACCGACACCGCCGGCACCGCCGGTGCAGCAGGTCCAAGGCTTCACACCAGAGCAGGTGCAGAAGCTCATGACCGAATCCGAGGCTGCACAGCAGGCCGCGAAGGAAGCGCAGGACGCGCTCGCGAAGGCCCAGCAGGAGCGTGACGAGTTCCAGGCACAGGTCACACAGTTCGCCCGCGAGAAGGCAGTCACGACCGCTGCAGCCGACAAGGCGAACGCCGCACTGCTGCTCGATTCGGCCTCATTCCAGGCTGCGATCAAGGACGTCGACCTGAACGACCCTGCCGCGCTCACCACCGCCGTCGACGCGTTCGTGAACGCGAACCCCGCTTACGCGGCGGCACCGAATCTTCCCGGAACCTCCGGGGGCACCCCATCGGGTGGAACGACCGACACACCGAAAACTCTCGAGGGCGCCATCGCTGCGCGCCTCGCTAGCTGAAAGGAGTAACAGCCATGGCTGTATCACTCGAAGAATCCAAGAACAACGCCACCGACGACGTCAACGTCGCCGTAATCGACGAATTCCGGAAGACCGGAGTCATCACCGACTCGCTGATCTTCGACGACGTCGTCAACCCCGCAGGAGGCGGCGACACCCTCACCTACGGGTACCGGCGCCTCATCACCCAGGCGACCGCGGCAACCCGTGAGATCAACACCGAATACGCCGACCAGAACGTCGAGACCAAGCGCGAAAGCGTCGACCTCGCCGTCATGGGCGGTTCGTTCGCTGTGGACCGTGTGACCGCGAAGCTCGGCCCCGCCGCCTCCGCAAACGTGGCACTCAACATGGGGCAGAAGGTCAAGTCGACGAACGCGAAGTTCGCCGACCTGGTCATCAACGGCGACACCGCGCTCGACGCGCACGGCTTCGACGGCCTCGACAAGGCGCTCTACGGCTCCGACACCGAACACAAGGTCGACGCAGTCACCGACTGGTCCGACTTCGACACCAATGCGCGTGCGGAGCACAAGGCGCTCGACCTGATCGACGAGTTCCTCGCGCTGCTCGACGGCACCCCCACGGTGATCGTCGGCAACTCGAAGTCCCTCGCTCGTGTCCGTGCCGCTGCACGCCGTGCGGGCATGTACACCCGCAACCCCATTGAGGGGCTCGTCGGCCAGAACGGCCGCCCCATCGAGCGCGAATCCTACGGCGGCATCGTCTTCGGTGACGCTGGCGCGAAGGCCGGAACCAACGACCTCATCGTCCCGGTTGTGGCTCGCGGCACCGTGTGGGCGATCACCGCACCGTCCGGTGCAGGGAAGTACACGATCACCGTCGACGGTCACGCCACCGACGAACTCGATTACAACGCCAACGCGGCCGCGATCAAGACCGCGCTCGAAGCGCTCCCGAATGTCGGCACCGACGGTGTCGCAGTCTCGGGCACGAAGGCGACGTTCCCGCGACTCGTCGCGCTCTCCGCGCAGGGAGTAGCCGCAGCAGAGGCATCGGCCGCGGTCGACGGTGGCGCCGCTGGTACGGGTCTCACCGACCTGTACGCGTACCGTGTGGGCCTCGACGGCTTCCACGGCGTCTCCACCATCGGTGGCGAACTCGTCCAGACGTGGCTGCCGGACTTCACCAAGTCCGGTGCTGTGAAGCGCGGCGAGGTGGAGCTCGGCCCGGTCGCCGTCGCTCTGAAGGCCACGAAGGCGGCCGCTGTCCTCCGGAACCTGAAGGTTCAGTAACCCCAATGTGTGGGCCGCCCAGATGACTGGTGCGGCCCACACCTCTACCTCGGGAGAGTCAATGGCAATCTACCGCGATCCCAACGCCCCACAAGGCACTGTCCTCTTGCGTGGCATCCCGTTCACTGACGGGATCTCGCCTGACATCGACCCCTCGCCGGAAACGCTTCGGCTGTTCAAGGCGTGGGGCATCACCGAGCTTGCGCCCGCAGCACCGGCCGAGGCTGGCGAGCCCGCACCTCGTCCCACACGTCGAAGGAAGTGACACCGATGAGCCGCACCTACGCCACCGAACCCGAATACGCCACCTGGCTCGGCGCACCGAGCGCACCGTCGGGTGCGGCTCGTCTCCTCCGCGACGCATCCCTCGAAGTCGACGAAATGCTCCTCACCGCCCACTACAACGTCGACCACGACGGACGCCCCACCGACGAACACGTCATCGCGGCGCTGCGTGACGCAACCTGCGCACAAGCCGAGCACCGGGCCGAGCACGGCGACGACGTCACCATCATCGAAAACTCTGGCGGCGTCTCACTCGGACCACTCCGATTCGGTGCTGGCACGAGCAACGGGAACACCCCGCCGATCCCGCAACATTCCCCGCACGCTGTGCGCATCCTCCGACTCGCGGGCCTCATCCCGGGACGGATCACCGATGGCTAGACGCATCCCCGGAAAACTCCTCCCACACCGCGACCTCGTCAAGGTCGACACCTACAAGGGCGGCGGCGCCGGCGGCCGCGTCTACACCGGCCAGACCACGGTCAAGCGGGCGTTGATCATCGACGACGTGCAGCTCATCCGTGACCAGTACGACGCCGAAACCGTCCTCTCTGCAATCGTCTACCTCGAACGGGGAGAGATCGCCGCTATCCCAGAACCGGAAACAAAAGTCACGATCTGGGCAGGCACGACCGATGAGCGCACCGCCTACGTCGTGAAGTGCGGCCGCTACCAACACCCCAAGATCGCCGACCTGTTGGAGGTGAGACTCCGATGACCACACACGTCGAATGGAACGGCGACCTCGTCAAAGCCATGATCCAAGGCAACGCCGCAGCGGCCCTCAACCACGGCGCGGAACTCCTCCGCGGCGACTCCGTCCCGCTCGCACCGATCGACCGCGGCCCTTTGCGCGCGTCAGCGCAGGTCACCCCAGCGTCGGACGGGAACCTCACCGCGTACGTGTCCTACGACACACCGTATGCGGCGCGGCAGCATGAGGAGCTTGATTGGCGGCACGACGAGGGCCAAGCGAAGTACCTCGAGGCACCGCTCAACGAGAACGCCGCGAAGTATCAGGAGGCGATCGCGAACCGCCTCGGTAGGGGCCTGTCATGACGTACACGCCCCGCCACTACACGAGCAAGCTCATGCACGGCATCGCCGAACGCATCCACACTGCCGGTCTCGCCGTCTACCGACCCAACGGCACCCCCTACACGTCGAGTGAGCGGGGAATCTACTTCGACCACTCCCCAGCACCCGCCGACGCGCACCCCGTCGAAACCTGTGTGATCACGCCGTACATGCCCCAATCCGGGGACCTCGCGATCGAACACACACGCGTGCAGATCCGGGCACGTCACGTCGGCCGGCACACGCTGTGGATCAGGGACTGGCTCGACGACATGCGCGCCCTCTTCCCCGACAAAACCCATCTCGTCATCGGTGGCCTGCAGTTCGACCGGGTACGTCAGTCCGGGTCGACGTCGTGGGGTGAACCCACACGACAAAACCAGGTCGAAACGACGCAGAACTTCGCGTTCCGCGGCAACCGATACGACTGATCAACTCTCGACATCCCATACCTTCCGGGCCCCGCCATAGTGCGGGGTTTCCGCATTTCTAAGGAGAAAAACTCATGACACACCCCACCGATATCGTGCCCACGCAGGGCACCAACGCTTCCTCATACGAGTGGATCCTCGACGTCGCCGCCGTCCCCGTAGGAGCGGCAGACCCCGACTGGATCACGTTCCCCGACATCACGGCACTCCAGCCGAACCAGTCCGACCGAACCTCGGATGGCTCCACCTACGCCAACAAGGGCCAGGAAGACACCGCCGTCATCGGTGAGACGTTCAACCTGGCGCTCAACGCGAAGCCGGTGAAGAACGCGCTCGGCGAGATCCATCCCGCGCTCGCGCTGCTCCTCGCTGCAGCGAACGCGAAGATCCCCGGCGGCGACGCATCGAAGCGGACGATCCTTGCCCGCTACTACCACTACGACATCCCCGACCTCGCCTACGAGTACACGTGCGAGGTGTCGTGGACGCGCGCGAACACGGGCAACGCGGACGTCGAGTTCTTCAGCTTCACACTGACGTCGAAGGGTGACCGGAAGGTCATCACGAACCCGGCACTTGAAGCGCCGGTCGCACCGACCATCACCACTGCACTCCCGACCGAAGCTGTCGAGGGCGCGTGGGTGGAAGTCACCGGTACTGGTTTCGCGAATGCGACGTCGGTGAAGTTCGGCGACGACGAAGCGACCGCGTTCGTTCTCGCGTCGGGTGCGCGTCTGCTCGCGCAGGTGCCCGCCGGCGATGCGGGTCCGGCCGCGATCGTGGTGTCGACTCCGGCGGGTGCGAGCTCGCCGTTCTCGTACACGCGCGGCGCGTAACCGCCTCGTCTTAATCCCCTCGGGGGTGTGCCTGGTCGTGCCGCACCCCCGAGGTCTCCCCACACGGCACGACCGCCCAATCTTTCAAGGAGCACGACCATGCCCGTAACCGCCAAAGAACACCGCGGCAACCTCATCATCGACTTCGGCGACGAAACCAGCTTCACGATCTACCCCGTACCCTCACGGATCGGAATCGAGATCCAGGCGCTCCTCGTCGGGATCACGATGGGCACCACCATGCACGAGCACGGCGCCGACCGGCTCATGGCCGACACGGAGAAGATCGCGAAACTCGCCCTCGGCGTCCCACTCAAGGGCAAGCCGAACCGGCGCTGGCGCGAATTCAGTGAGCTCCGCTCCGCACGCGCCACCCTCGTCTCCCAAGCCGCGATCCTGTGGAACACCGGCGGCGGCAGCATCGATGCCGTCAACGACCTCCTCGACGAGGCCGGTGGTTACCCAAAAGCCCTCGGACGCGTGATGCAATCCTCCGGGCTGGGCGAGCAATACAAACTACTGAGGACCTGGCTCGATGGGGCCGCCCAGGCACAGAACTCGGCGGCGGCTTCTACCGCGTCTACGACTACCCCGACTGGTACCTCGAATACCTCCGTCTAGAAGCCGAAGTGCCCACGGGTGAGGGCGACACGATCGACTCCCGCGAACTTTGGGGGCATGCGTTCGAATACTGGCGCTCCTACGTCATCCCCGACCTTCTCCGCTTCTACCCGCGACTCCCCGCTGACGACGAGCAAGCGCTGCTCGCGCTGCCGTGGCGTGGATTGCGGGAGGTGATCCTCTCCCTCTTCGGGATCCGCGAAACCCTGACCGGCGCCACCTGGGCGCGCAAACACCAGCCCAAGGAGGACACGTGAGTTTCGAAGTCGGCCGTCTCTCTGCGGCTCTCACGCTCGAAGGTGTCGACCAGTTCCACCGCGACCTCGACACCGCCGGACGGAAACTCCAGGAGACCGGGCAACGCGGCGCATCGTTCGGTAAGGCCGCCGAGGCTGCCGTCCGCACCGCCGCCGGCGCTACTACAGGACTCGTCACCGCTGCCAGCGCGTACCTGACGATCTTGACGCGTCAGGGTGTCGCCTACAACAGCCTGCAGCAGAACTCGCGCGCCGCACTCTCAGTCCTCCTCGGGGGTGCCGAGAAGGCGAACGAGCAGATGGCTCGTCTTGACGATTTCGCCCGCAACAGTCCCTTCTCCAAAGACGTTTTCATTCAGGCGCAGCAGCAGCTCATCGGCTTCGGCCTCGAAGCTCAGAAGGTCGTCCCCACCCTGGATGCGATCCAGCAGGGCGTCGCCGCGATGGGCGGCTCAAATGACGACATTCGCGAGATCGTGCGTATCCTCGCGCAGGTCCAGTCGACCGGCGAGTTCACTGGTGTCACGCTCCGTCAGCTTGGTATCCGTGGCGTGGATGCGGCGCAGATCATCGGCGAACGAATGGGCAAAACCGGGCAAGAGATCAAGGATGCCCTCACCGACGGCTCCCTTGGTGGCCGTGAGGCGATGGATCTCCTCGTCGAGGGCATGGATGCGAAGTTCGGTGGTGCCGCCGACAACGTGAAGCAGCAGTGGTCCGGCGCGGTCGACCGTATCAAGGCGGCAAACCGTGACCTCGGCTCCGTGATCGCGGAACCGTTCGTGTCCGCTCAGGGCGGCGGGATGGCCGTCACCTGGGGCAACCAGGTGGCTGACGTGCTGCGTGCGATCGAGAAGCAGGCGATCCCGGTGATGGGGATCGTCACGCAGCGTGGGATGCCGTTCTTCGCGTCCCTCACCGAGGGCTTGGATTCGTCCGCTCAGGCGATCGCACGCTGGAATCCTGCTTCACTCGAAAACTCCCTCGACCGTATGTCCGGGCATGCACCCGGAATCGCGGCGCTCGCTGGTGCTGTCCTCGCACTCGGTGCGCAGGTTGGCCCGCTCGGACGACTCCTGTCGATGCTCGGGATCTCCGCGAACCCAGCCGTCGCCGCGTTCGTCGGTCTCGCGGCCGCCTCACCAGAAGTACGTGCCGCACTGGGTGGGCTCCTCGAGGCGGGGAAGCCGCTCCTCCCCGTCGTGGGTGAGCTCGCGACCGTCCTCTCCGGCAGCCTGAACACTGCCCTTCCCCTTGTCGCGGGCGGCGTGGAACTCCTCACCAGCGTCCTCGAAGTCGTCGTCGGCATCATCGACGCAATCCCCGCCCCAGTCCTCGCTGGCGCTGCAGCATTCCTTGCGATGCATCAAGCATCGAAGGTGCTCGCCGCCCCGCTCGGCACGGTCATCAGCCTGTTGATGCAGTTCGGGCAGCGCGCGCAGGTGCAGGCCGCGATCGGCGGCACGTCGACCGCGATGGGTGCGCTCTCGACCGCGTCGATGGGTGCCAAGGGCGCCGTCGAAGGGCTCGGAGCGGCGATGAAGGCGGCGTTCCTGTCGAACCCAGTCGGTATCGCGCTCACGGTCGTCGCAACCGCCGTTGGCGCGTGGGCGATGGCTAACGCCGCCGCTCAACAGAAGGTGGAAGAACACAGAGCGCGCGTCTCGGCACTCAAGGACACTCTGAACCAGACGACGGGCGCGCTGACCGAGGCTACCGAGGTGAGCGTTGCTGCCGCTCTCGCGGAAGGCGACCACGCGGACAGTCTCGAGCGAATTGGCTACTCGCAACGCGCCGCGACCGCGGCCGTTATTGAGGGCGGTGAAGCATACGCAGAGCTCAAGGATCGTATCGAAGAGAACATCAGCATGGGCCTCGCTGACGCTGACGCGATCAATGCGAGCGCTGACGCGAAGAAGCTCTCAAACGACGCCGGTCGAGCACTTCTCGAAACCGTGGAGCGTGAGACTGAAGCGATCCGCGAGGGACAGCAAGCGGTCCGTGATTCGATCCAGGCGGACCGCGAGAAGGCTGCATCCATGAGTGAGGCAGCTAGGTCGAACACTCGCTTCAATGAAGCACTCCAAGTGGCCCGCGACATCACTCAAGACGCGGAGACTCGCGTCCGCGCGCTGAAGCAGGCGCTCGATGAGCTCACTGGCGGGAAACTGTCGGCCGAGGAAGCTGCGAAGCGTCTGTCAGAGACGAACCTTTCCCTCGCGGAAGGACTCGCACAGACAAGTGAAGCGGGCGAGAAGCTCTGGCAGTCCCAGCTCAAAGCCAACGGCGAGATCGAGATCGGCACCCGTGAGGGTCTCGCGTTCGCGGACACCATGTCCCGGTCGCGGGACGCCATGCTCGACGCTGCCATGGCAGCCGCCGACCAGGCGCTCGCGCACGGCGACATCGTCGGTGCGGTGGAGGCTGCGACGTCTGCCGGGAACGGCTACATCGAGACGCTCCGGCAGACGATGACCGAGGCCGGACTCACTCAGGAGCAGATCAACGGCCTGATCGGTCAGTACCTGGACGTTCCCGAAGTCGTGGCGACGCTGATCACCGACAACGGGTCAATCAGTGCAGTCGATCAGCAGCTGATCGCACTCGCGATGCAGATTGACTCGACGCCGGATAAGACGATCACTATCTCGGAGCCGCTATCGCCTGCGGTGATACAGCGATTGAAGGATCTCGGTTACGCGGTTGAGTCGCTGCCTGATGGAAATATCAGGGTCACGGAGAGTGGATCAGCGGGTGTCGAAGCAACAATTAACGAGGTCGCACGGCCTCGCACCTCGATCATCGACCTGATCTACCGAGAAGGCGCAAGACCTCAGCTCGGGCCAGTCAAGAACGCGGTCGGAAACCTCTACTCAGATGGTGTCGCGCAAGCGTTCGCCACCGGCGGATTCCCGTCCGGCTTCTACAAGGCACCACCCGGCCAGGCTGCGATCCACAAGTTCGCAGAGACCGAGCTGCCCTGGGAAGCGTACATTTCACCGAAGCCGGGGCATCGGGAACGGAATATCGGGATCGCTCTCGAAGCGCTCCGCCGCCTCGCGTTCCCCGTCGTCCCAGCAAACCAGGTGTACGGGACAAGAGCATTTGCTGCCGGCGACATGCTCGCAAACCAGGCAGCGCCCGCTGCAGTGCAGACCGCGCCTGCACCTCGGCGATCCCGCCGGGGCCGTGCACCGCTTGTCGGGACTATCAATCTCGGCAAGGGTGCGACCCGGAGCGAACTTGATGAGCTCCTCAATGTGCTCGACTTCTATGAGAGGAGCAACCGCTAATGTACGGCGACTGGATCCTCACATATCCCGGAGTCGAGTACCGGTTCGGTCCACCCGATCATACTGTCGAACTGGTCGGGTGGACCTTCCAGGCAGACGGTTCACGAAATGACGACACTCCCGCCCCACGCATGGACGGCATCATCTTCGGCGAGGACTTCCTCGAGGCGGGACGCCTACAGATCGATGTGAAGATCGACTTCACTACCCACCCTGTCCCGGTCGAAACACGTGCCCAGCTCGCTTGGGAGGCACGGCAGGCATTCTCCGAAGCCTGGAGGGCCGACGTCGTGCGTTCCCGGCCGGGAGCAGTCGCGGAACTCACGATGGGCGGCGAGGTCGCCTTCGAGGGTCGCCCGCGGCCTGTGGCTTGGGATGACGACGCCCAGAACGTCGGCCTCATCTACGGCAGCGCACTGTTCGTCCCGGCGGGGACTGGCGTCTTTGACGTGACGGGCCCGAATGCTGGCTGGCGCACTGTGTCGGTGCAGTTGGTGCCGCCGGAGGTGGGTGCGTGGGTGTTTCCGCTCACATTCCCCGTCTCGGGCACGACTGCAGCGGTGCGTGCCTCAGTGTTTGAGGTGGGTGGTACAGCGTCGGCGTGGCCGGTGATTGAGGTGGATGGCCCGATCCAGTCGGGCGCGTCCGTGGAAGTCACTGGCGAATGGTCGGTCACCCTGAATCGTGGGCTGGCGTATGACGAGACTGCGCGGCTTGATACTCGGCCTGGTCAACGGTCCATGACGGTGAACGGTCGGCCGGTGAATTTGTTGGTGCCGTCGTCTCCGTCGTTGGCGGATCTTTCTCTTTCCCCGGGGCCGCATCAGGTGGCTTTGCGGGGTTCTTCTCTTGAGGGCACCGCGGTAGCGCGTTTGCGGTGGCGTGACACGAAGGCAGGTGTGTGATGGCGAATCTTGGTTGGGCTGTCGGCGGCATGATCCCGCATTCGGCGGAGTCTGCTCGTCGGGCGTTGTATGCGTCGACTGGTGGCATGGAAGGCGTCGGTAGCGGGACTGATTTGCGGGTGATGCCGCTTGCGACTCCAGGGCAGGGTGTTCGTGTCCTGGTCGGGACGGCGTTGATCCGGTCGCGGTTTGTGGCGTCTGAGACGGAAACGTATCAGGGTGCCGTGATTACGCAGGAGACGGTATCGACGACACCGACGGGGTCGGGATCTTCGCGGTCGGATCTTGTGGTGATGATGGTGGAGGATCCGTACGCGAACGGGTCGACCTGGCCCGAACCCGGCGATCCCACTGAATATAATCCGTTTCCGATCCGCGTGGTCTCCGGTGTCCCCGCCGGTACGACTCGTTTGCAGGACGTGCCCGGATACCAGAACCATACGGCGGCGACGCTTGCCCGGATCGACTTTCCGCCCTCGACAGGGACGGTCACGGCGGGCATGATCCATGACCTGCGCGTGCTGGTGAATCCTCGCCGGCATGACGTGAAGCGTGCGATCGCGTTGAATGCGGGTGAGGGGAACAAGCTTGCTGCTGGCGGGGATTTCCATTTCTTTCCCGCTGCGGAGCGCGTGAACAAGCACGAGATTTTGGTGCCGGAGTGGGCGACGGTCATGCAGATCGAAGCGAACTGGTACGGCATCAAGGGTGGTCCAGGGAAGGTGTGGGGTGCGTCCCGTGTGCGGTTGTGGCCTGTCGATATTGTGACGCAAACGTTCGGGTATGAGACGCCTGACACGTCGGATCATAAGGCGTGCCCGATGGCGGTGGCAGACACGTTGTCGGTGCCGTCATCGATTCGGGGGACGGTGCAGGGTTTCTACTTGGCGGCGAATGTCGCGAATCAGTCTGGCGCGGACCCTCGCCCGTATGCGGATGAGTGGTCGTCGGTGAAGTTGAACGTCACCTTTTATGAGGACCGTTCACAGATCACCAGCTAAAAGAGGTGGCTGAGTCTATGTCTGAAACACCCCATGCCAACGCTGTCACCGCCATCAAGATCGCAGCGAACGCGGTCACTGCAGTGAAGATCGGCGCGAGCGCGGTCACGGCTGTTCGGCTGGCCGTACACGCCGTGACCGTCGCGAGAATCCGTGGTGTCTCGACGGAGGGTGACTGACTCTAGAAGGGGGTTTTATGCGGTATCTCGCGCAACGCACCGGCACTTGGGAGTGGCTCCACACAGACCTTCCACTCACGGTGAGCGAGGGTCCGGAGTGGGCGCTCGACACGTACGGCGTCCTCGATGCGACGGTGGAGCCTGAGCAGGGGCTCGCCGTCGCGGAGGATGGCCGGCTGCTGTTTGAGGAGTGGGGCACCCTCATCCACGTCGAGACTGGCGAGAGCGCGGATCGTCGGCGCTGGTCTGGGATCGTGGCCGAGTCGAGGCTGCGCGGTGCCGCATGGGAACTCCGCATCGTCGAGTTCCCCGGCTACCTCGCGAACTATCCTCTCGAGACTCTGATCCGTGGGGTGCGTGCCGATCCGGCGGACCTGTTCCGGCAGGTCTGGCAGGACGTACAGTCTTGGCCGTACTCCTGGATCGGGGTGACTGTTCACGGTTCGACTCCGGTGCGGATCGG